ATGGTTCGTTCTCAATATGACGACTAAACAATGGAGATAACATGATTAAAAGAATAACACCTTTAATATTTTTGCTTTCGGCCAGTTACGCTTGGGCAGTCAACTCACCAATTACAGGTACAGTTCAGGCTAGTTGTTCGATTGTGACGACAACACCAGGGCAGTATGGTGTGCCAAATATATGGAAACTTTCAACAACCCCATCGGAAGGGGGGCAACCTGCCGTGATAAAAACTCAAATAGGGACGGCTGATAAATATAGGGTAAAAATTACACATCCAAATAGTTTTAGCTCATCACCTTCTCTCTCCGATACTTTAACGTGGACAGGTAGCAGTGTATATACCTCTGGAAGTGTTTCTGGAATGTCTGCATATAATGCCGCTAAAGTTGTTGTGGGCAATGAAACAACCTTTGACATGACTTTGGCAGGAACGACATTCTTTACAGTGGCATCAACTGCTTCATACGGATATAATCGTGCATTTCCTAGTGGGTCTTACACAGCATTGATATTAGCTGAATGTATAGCAAAGTAGTATTAATTGTCATGTTGCTTGGGTTTCAGGCTCAGGCACATGAAATGACACCAGCATACCCAAAGTTTAGTTATTCTCATATTTCGGGCGTAAGTGTCACAAAGATGTTTTTGTTTAACAGGCGTAATGATGTTTCATATTTTGAAATTGGAGTATTTAGTGGTGATTGGAAAGAAATACCATTCGCTTCAACATCAAAACTTATAAAAGTAAAACACACAAAAAAATATCCTTTCGATGTATACATACGAAATTCTGATTTAGACAGAGTTACATATATCTGTACAAGCTCTAAATCTTTTAAGGGGGAGGGGCAGAGAACTATAATTACTTCACGGATTTGCTCTAAAGTAGAATGAAAATATGGCTATTTATTATAGTTATTATGTCTGTAACAGGTTGCAGTATAATAGGCGTTTTTGCCGATAGTACATCAAACTCATTAAGTTTATCTCTTCCTAATACGGGTGGTAACTATCAGTCCGATTCATTTAGAGCGGGAGAGCTTGATTGTTCGATGGCACTGGGGAGCGCAACAAATTTAGAATTTGGACTTACTTCTATTATTCAGGGAGACACACTAAATAATACTAGGAAAACTGGAGACATTGGTGTGTTTGCAACTTTAACAATCCCCCTGGGCAGAAGAAATAAAGGCTCTCGTTTAGACTGTAACAGGTTGTATGAAATTGAGTTAAAGAAAAAACATTTAGAAGTAATGAGGCTACAACAGGAGATTGATAGATTACGCGAGCTAGGTTCAGAGTTATCGTTTGAGAATTAGGAGAAAGATATGGCAGAAGTAGAAATAGGTGGGGCAACAATAAAAGGTGGCAGATTAATGCTACTAATACCAATCGTATCAGCGCTAGGAGGAGGATTATGGGCGGGTTTTGAGTTTTATGCAGACTATATGGACATGAAAGAAATTGTACAAGAAATTGACATTGAGGAGATACGTGCTGAAAATGAGCTTGTTTTAACTAAACTAGATGATGCTATTGTTTACACAAGAGACATTAAAAATAACCTTCGAGATGATCTTTTTAAACTAGAAGGTTACATTGATAAGCTGGAAAAGAAGATTGAGACATCCTCAGAGCGCATAAAAACCACGCAATCCTCTATAGATTTGGTGTTAGAAGACGTTCTTAATCAAATGAACGAGGTGCAGAAAGATGTAACAGCCGCAATAAGAGAGGTTGAAACGTTAAATAGGGAGACAGAGAAGGATGTTCGTGATACAATGCGGGATATAGAAAACAGAATAGAAGAAGATATGCGAAAGCTTGAAGAGCAGTTAAACGAAAGATTACAAGAAGCGTTAGATAATCCATTGTCTAATTAACGTAATTGATGTATATAAAAGTTGTTTAGGTATGTAGGAGTTTACTATGGCGGCAAAAAAACTACAGGAAAACAGTAAATACGCAATGGCGGATACTGATGGTGACGGTGTAATAACTGATGAAGAAATGGATCGTCACGAGCGTTGGATACGCTTAGAGAATGAAGACAAGTTAGCTGACACGCAACGTGTTATGGCTTGGGTGGCTATGGCGGCAAGTTTAATAACTGTTGTTTTTGTTTTAACACCGATTATAAACTTAGAGAGAATGGCAACTGCAGGGGCTTTTTTAAATACATTTATTGTAGCACAAGTAGGTATAGTGGCCGCATTTATGGGTAGTACAGCCTTATCGAAAACTAAATTAAAGTAGGAGGATAACATGTTATCACTGCTAGGAGCAGCACTAGGATTTGGTACTTCTGTACTTCCAAGTGTTATTGATTTATTTCAACAACGTCAAAAAGATGCTCAAGAGCTAAAAATGCTTGAAGCAAAAGGCAAATATGCTGAACAACTTTCATCTTTGAAGTTAGATGAACTTGAGGCTAAAGCAGATATAGCTGAGACCGAGGGCATATACGCTTCTATGAGGGCGGCTAATGCTAAATCTGGCTTTGCAGCAGCTCTGAGCGGCTCTGTGCGCCCTGTAATAACGTATTTGTTTGTTGGGTTTTTTCTATTGGTTAAAATAACGACCTTAATGTATGCGATGAATAACGGTGCAGACTTTAGAGATGCGGTCAATGAGGTGTACTCGGACGATGTGAATTTACTCTTTACAAGTATAATCAGCTTTTGGTTTGGGTCACGTCAATTTGCTAAACTAAGGAATAACTCAAAATGAAACAGAACTTTGAAGAATGTATGGCGCGTCTCCTTGAACATGAAGGAGGCTATGTAAATTTGGCTGCTGATCCTGGGGGTGAAACTAATTATGGAGTTACCCGTGCAGTCTATGAGCAATACGTTGGTCGGCAAGTTATGGATGGTGAAATGCAAGGTCTTACCCACGATGATGTGTACCCTATATACAAAGAGAATTATTGGGATAGGCTTCGGGCAGACGATCTCCCTTCTGGGGTTGATTGGAGTTGCTTCGATTGGGGTGTGAATAGCGGGACAAGTCGAGCAGCTAAAGCCTTGCAACGTATTGTGGGCGTAGAACAAGATGGTGGTATAGGGCCAATGACACTGCAACGAGTAGCTGAAGTAGAGCCAACAGAAATAATAGAACAAATGCACCATATGCGTGATAAGTTTTATAGAGATCTTAGTACCTTTGATACGTTTGGACGTGGATGGATAAGGAGAAACGATGAAACTAAAGAACAAGCACTTAATTTAGTAAAATAGAGGAGAATATTATGAGAAAATTATTTCTTGCAGGTGCTATCGTTACACTAACAGCGATATCAGCACAGGCTGAAGGAACTATAAGAAGCGGCATTATGTCGATGTTTAAACCTGACGCATCTGTTGAGTATGGGTTTAAAACTAAAAAATGGATAGGTGATGTTGGTGTAACTACAAGTATTTCAAGGTTGTCAGTCAGACCTGCGGTAGATTGGAGTTATGCAAGCGGAAGTTCTTTTAGTATTTCTGGCGCATCTGTCAAAAGTACGATGGCTATAAGTAATAGCTTATCTGCTTATTCAAAATTATCTTTAGACAGCGACTTTAAATATAGCGATATATCAGTCGGTATGTCTACCACATTTAAATAGGAGAATATTATGGATTGGATTAAAGGAAGACTAAAAGAACCTTCAAGTTATGGAGCCGCTGCTGTTGTAGGCGTAGGGCTTGGTATACTATTTACTATGCCAATACTAACTTGGGCAGGTATAGTTTGTGCTATTTTTGGGTTAGTTCTTAAAGAGAAATCAGACGAATAGTAGGTAAAATATGGCGTTAAAAAAGCTATCATTAAAGCCAGGGGTTAACCGAGAAAACACTAGGTATACTACTGAAGGTGGTTGGTATGAGTGCAATAACATCCGTTTTCGTCAAGGAACCCCTGAAAAAATTGGTGGTTGGACTCGTATATCAGAAGCAACTTTTCTAGGTATTGCCCGTTCTTTATGGAATTGGATTACTTTAGGTAGTCAAAACTTGATTGCTATCGGGACACACCTAAAGTTTTACATAGAGAATGGTGGTGGGTATAACGACATAACACCTTTACGTGCAACTACTTCTGCAGGGGATGTTACTTTTACGGCTTCAGCAGATCAGTTAAATGGGGCTATAGATGATGATGACACCACAATAACTATAGATGATACTACAGGGTTCCCTACTTCTGGTAAAATTATAATAGATAGTGAAGTAATAGACTATTCGGCTATAAGCAGTAACACCTTTACAGGTTGTACACGAGGCGCATCTTACCTTTCTTCTGGGGCGACAACTAGCACTACTGCGGCCTCACATAATGATAATGCTACTGTAAATTGCTTTACTATAGTCGTTACAGACAGTAGTCACGGTGCAAAAGCTAATGATTTTGTTACTTTTAGCGGGGCGGATGCTCTAGGCGGTAACATAACTGCTGCAATACTTAACCAAGAATACCAAATACTCAACATTGAAGACGCAAACAAGTATACTATTACCGCAAAAAGTTTTAATTCTGACACTATAACTAATGCTTTATACACTAATATTGCAGCTACAAGTTCTGATTCGGGTAGTGGCGGTAGTTCTGCTGTAGGCGCTTACCAAATAAATTCAGGCGCATCTTCTGCTAACCCTCTTGTTGGTTGGGGTGCTAGTGGTTGGGGTTCTGGTGCTTGGGGAGAGGGTATTTCAGACACAGAAACCTTACGTATATGGTCACAACAAAACTTTGGTGAAGATTTAATCTTTGGGCATAGGGATGGTTCCATTTATTATTGGGACGCTTCAGGTACATTAACTACCCGTGCGGTGTTGTTATCTAGTAAATCAGGTGCTTCGGATGTACCGACAGTACAAAACTCTATACTTGTATCAGATATTAGTAGATTTGTGTTTTGTTTTGGTACTAATGTGCTGGGCACTTCTACAAAAGATCCTATGCTTATTCGTTGGTCTGACCAAGAAGATGCTACAAATTGGACTCCTGCAGCTACAAATCAAGCAGGTAGCTTACGACTATCTCGTGGTACAGAAATAGTTACCGCAGCTCAGTCACGACAAGAGGTACTTGTTTGGACAGACTCATCTCTATACTCGTTACAATATGTTGGTGCAAGTTCAGGGGTATGGAGCGCAACACTTGTTGGGGAACAAATCTCTATAACTTCCCAAAATAGTGTAGCTTATGCTAACGGTGTGTCTTACTGGATGGGTAAAGATAAATTTTATAAATATGATGGTAGAGTTCAACCGCTTCCTTGTGACTTACGTAAATACATATTCACAGACTTTAATCCTCTACAGTATAACCAAGTGTTTGGAGGAAGTAACGAAGCGTTTCACGAAGTGTGGTGGTTCTACTGTTCTTCAAGTGCGTCTAGCATTGATAAATATGTGGTTTATAATTACTTAGAAGATATTTGGTATTATGGTTCTATGGCACGCACAGCATGGCTTGATTCAGGTCTACGTTCTTATCCACTTGCTGCCACCTATAACTCGTTACTCGTTGACCATGAAAACGGTATTGATGACAATGAAACAAGCACCGCCGCCGCTATTTCTGCCTTTATAACTTCTTCAGAGTTTGATTTAGACGACGGACATCAGTTTATGTTAATGTCTCGTGTCCTTCCTGATGTTTCTTTTGAGGGATCTACGGCTGATAGTCCTGTTATTAATATGACTTTTTACCCATTAAATGCTTCGGGTTCAGGGTATAACTCCCCCAATTCTGAGAGTGGTGTAAATACAGGTACAGTTACGCGGTCTGCCACTTCTCCTGTTGAGGCTTATACAAGTCAAATTCACACGCGTGTAAGGGGTAGACAGATGACGATGAAGATAGAATCTAGCGCAACAGGTGTACAATGGCAGTTGGGTTCCCCAAGAGTTGACTTACGTGCAGATGGGAGACGTTAATGGCTGATCAATATACTGTAGAGTTCCGTGCCCCTGCTCTACCTTACCCCCCTACAGAATACAGCGCTGCAGAGTTTGAACAGTTTAATAAAATTTTACGTTTATACTTTAATCAATTAGATAATGTGCTACGAGATACTTCTTTAGCAGATAAAGCTGATGCAGTTGGGTGGTTTGTTAGTTAGATGGCAAATACTTATACAAATGCGAAACTAGACCTAACATCCACAAGTGTTACGACATTATATACTTGCGCGGCCTCGACAACGGCTATAGTAAAATCTATATTAGTCTCTGAAGATTCTGGTAATGCAGATACTTTGACTTTAACTTTAACTAGTGGTAGTGATGTGTATAGTATATGTAAAACCAAGTCCATTGGGGCTAACGGTACAACAGAACTACTAACTGCACCTCTTGTAGTGCAAGCGTCTGAAATATTAAAAGTCACCGCCGCAACAGCAAATAGATTACATGTAATTGCTAGTATACTTGAAATAACTTAGGATTTGTTATGGGAGTCGTAGATAGTAAAGAAAAAATATTGCCCCCCGCAGCAGTCATAACTATGGCATTAGAAAATGTGGGTACAGGGGATATGCCTGTGGAGACAGCAATGATGACTATTGTCAAAGAAACTGAAACCGCAGATGTAGTACAAATAGGTAATACTGTATTTATTGGTCATTTTGGTGCTGGTGCAAACAAAGATAAAGTTGTTGGTCGTCCGTTAAATGCAGACATAGGACGTAATTATGTACGTAATATATTGAAATACGCAGGATATTTGCAGAAGCGAGGTATAACTGACTATGTTACTCAGTTTGAAGGCGATGTAATGTTACCTGCTATGAGAGCATTAAAAAAAGTATTTGATAAAACTGACTCTGTATTTCAATTAGAACCCGCAGAAGATAATCACCATGTATTGTTTGTAAAACTTGGTGAAGAGCCATTGGATAAAGGGTTATAGCATGAGTGGTGGAATAAAGAAAATTGTAAAAACCGTAGGAGATGTAGCGGGTGACATTGTTGATGCGGTAGAAGATATAATAGATCCAGTGGTAAACGTTGTTGAGGACGTTGCAAAAGCTGTAACTAGTGACCCTATAACTGCTATAGCTACAATCGGGGCAACGGTAACGGGACAAACGTGGGCTATTCCTCTTATAAACGGCGCTTCAACTGTGGCTAAAGGCGGTAATATTGGTGATGTAGCAAAAAGTTTAGCTTTATCTGCTATTGCTCCTACTGTTGCAAACCAGGTTACGGCAGTAGCTACTAATGCAGTAACAAATTTAGGTGTTAGTGCTGGCGTGTCTACTGCTATTGGCGGTGTTGTAGGTAAAGCTGCAGTGGCTGCGGCTGCGGGTAGTGATTTAAAAACTGCGTTAATGGGAGGTATAGGTGGAGA